CAAATAAAACAGGCTGGTAACGAAGGTGGCGGTGAAGGTGATGATACACTAGACTTTGCTAAGTTAGAAGCTCAATTACAGAAGCAAAAAGAAGACGCTGACATTAAGCGTAAGCAGGTCGACGAGACTATCCGTAAGGATAAGAAAGGTGAAGATCAACGTCAGCAGGAAATAGAAATTAAACGCAAGGTTGCTGCAAAGCCAGCACCTACAAAAACTAGTTAAAAATGGCTGAAAAGAAAGACCCAAATGTATTTGGAGGATTTGAAGCTCTTGCCAGTGAATTATTACATATGGATGGTAATCCAGATGATGGTATTCCAGAGGTAGATCCAGAAGAAATAGAAGAAGAAGCTGAGGAAGAAGAGCAAGAAGAAGAGCAGGAAGAGGAACTGACTGAAGACGAAAAGCTTGAGTTAGAGAAAGACGAACCAGAAGAGGAAGAGGAAGAAGAGTCGGATGACTTGGATAATTTAGATACTTTAGGTGACTATGAAACTCCTTTAACTAAGCTCGTACAAGAACAAATGTTCGATGAACTTGGTTGGGAATTAGAAGATGATGACCAAGTTGGTAATATAAAGGAGCTCGTAGACTACATGAAGAAGACAGTAGAGGAAGCTTCTAAACCTCAGTATGCTAATGAAGAGCTTGCGAGATTAGATTCATTTATTAAACAGGGAGGTAAGTTGGAAGATTATTTCCAGAAGACTCCAGGTGGTACATTGGATTTAGAAGACATAGATCTCAGTGATGAGAATATGCAGAAGAGTGTTGTTAAAGAGTTGTTAACCAATGTCAGAGGTTACAAGGAAGATAGGGTTAATAGGACCATTAAGAGGTATGATGAAGGGGGTATTCTAGAGGAAGAAGCTGAAGAAGCTGCAGAATTGTTAAAAGAATACAAGACCGTTCAACAGGAAAAGCTATTAAAGGACCAAGAATTATATTCCAAACAGGCTGTACAACAGCAACAAAAGTTCTATTCTGACGTAGAAGAAAGTGTAAAGGCTCTGAAAGAGATCAGAGGTATAAGTATATCTGGTAAGGATAAAAACGAATTACTGGATTATATGTTTAAGCCGGGTCCTAATGGGAGAACTAAATATCAGACAGATTACATGTCTAGTGTTGGTAATTTCATAGAATCGGCTTTTTTTACAAAAGATAAAGACAAGAACACTCTGGTCAATAAGGCCAAGAAGAGTGCGAAATCCGAGGCTGTTAAAGAAATTCATCAGAAGATAAAAGCCAGTAAAGGTAAAAGACAAAAGAGTTCAGGAAGCCAAGGTGGTGGAGGTTCTAGTGATATGATGAGTCTAATAGGTAAGTCTTTAATAAAGAAAGTTTAATTTAAATTTAAAAGTGAGTTATGGAAAACAATGTATTAAACAGTTTACAACTCTATAAAACCAAATGGTTTTCAGATTTGGTAGACGAGAATATGCTGGCTAATGCGCTGCTTACTAAACCCCATGAAGTATCGACTGTATTATCTTATATTTTCGGGCGCTTCGATCAGGGTAACATCGTAGACTTCCTTACTAATGGAATGGGTAAAACTATGACCATTGAGAATAGGCAGTACGAATGGAATGTTATGATAGAACATGACAAAGCTGTTGCAATTAAAACTGCTCAAGAGAGTGGTGCTACAGTTACTTCCACAGATGTTCCTGGTTTGAATCAACAACCATTTCAATTATGGTTGGCCGAAAAATGGTTTGGTCCTGGTGCTATTCTTGAATTCGATGATAAAGAATTTCAGGTACGCGTCGTAGGTGAGCCCTATCAGGATGGTTCAGATTGGGTTTACACAGTAGTCGTGGCCGACGGAAAACCGGAATCTTATATTCCACCTAGTCTATTATCAGCTGGAAAGCAGGTTAGTAGAACAGGTAGTGCCTATGAAGAATATAGTGATGAAGCTGATATCGTTAATTATCAGACCCCATTCAAGCTCAGGAACCACCTGACTACAATGAGGATGACATATGATATCACTGGAGACGCTTACTCTTCTGTTATGGTTATTGCCATCAGAGATCCTAAAACTAAGAAGTCGACCTTTTACTGGTCAGCTTATCAGGAATGGATTGCTTTGAGGCAGTGGTATGAGAGAGTGGATAGGATGACAATGTACTCCAAGTTTAACGCTGATTCCGACGGAACAGTTAGTTTACAAGGTACAAATGGACGTCCAGTTTACATCGGAGCAGGTCTGTTAGAGCAGATTGCACCAGCAAATAGAAAGTATTACACTACTTTAACTCTTGATTTACTCGACACATTCTTGTCAGACCTTTCCTATAATATTTTAGGACAAGGCGAGCGTAAGTTTATCGCTCTTACTGGTGAAATGGGTATGCGTGAATTTGATAGAGTTCTTAGAGCTAAGGCAACAGCCTACACTCTAGTAGATACACATTTCGTTTCTGGTTCAGGTCAAGAACTATCCCTTGGTGGACAGTTTACGACATATAAAGGTTTGAATGGTATTGAGATTTCACTAAGACACTTCCCAGTGTATGACAACCCTGTATTTAACAGGAAGTTACATCCAGTTTCTGGTAAGCCTCTCGAGTCTTATCGTATGACATTTATGGATTACGGTATGCGCGATGGTGAATCTAACGTTCGTAAAGTTGTTCGCAAAGATCGTGAACTTGTAATGTGGCATGTAGCAGGTGCAGTAGCTCCTGGAACTGGTCACGCCAAGTCAATCACTACTATGCGTGCTAACGCTAAGGATGGTTACCAAGTGAACTTCTTATCTGAGCAAGGAATTATGTTAGCTGACCCAACAACTTCGGGTGAGCTTATTTGTGATGCTGAGTAATAATATAAAGTAATATAGGTCGGGGCTGATCTATGATCGCCCCCGATACTATATATTAACCGTTTAAAAACGAGGAGAAAATGAGAGTAATATTAAGACCCATGACCAAGAACAATTGGCCAGCTGGAGTTAAAAAATATAAGAATTGCTATACTGATATAGCTCCATATTGGACTAGGTCAGGTAGGATTTATACGGGTTTAAGTAAGGACGACGAAGAGAGACTCAGCGAAGAGTTCGGTGAAGATCTCAGGCCAAGTTCTGATTATTGGAAAAACTTTTTTATAAGAACAAGCGGAAAGGATCTATATCTAGACCTTGAAGACGTTGGTGATGAACTTAAGTATTTGTTTCTTAAGAATCATAAAAGAGTTAAGAGTTCATTTGGTGAACGAAAAGCAACTGCTGACTTCGTACTAGTAAATAAGGATGAAGAAGCTCGTAAAACTAATCTTTATAATAAGGTTAGACGAGATGCAGTTAGGGAGTTTGACAGTCTCACTCCAGATGAGATGCGTAAGTGTCTTAGATTGTATGGTCATAATGGCGATACATTAAGTAATGAGGTTGTAGAAAATAGGTTATTTGAATTAGTAGAAGGCAATCCTCAAGGATTCCTAACAAGGTGGGTTAATAACTCACAGAGGGAGAATGAGGTACTTATAGAACAAGCTATTTCAAAGAATATCATTAGACGTAATAAGAACGTATATAAATATGGTACTGACATTATAGGTCATAGTCTTCAAGAGACAGCCGCATTTATGGATAATAATAAGAACCAAGACATTAAGATTGCTATATTAAAGCAGTTAGAATCTAAGGGTACTATTAGAGAACCAGTTTCTATTCCCGAACCTATGGAGAAGGAATCAGTTAGTGATATTCACAAAGAATTAGCAGATGAAGTAATAAAGGCTTCTAAACCTAAGAAGAAAGGAGATACGCTTTAATGGATATTGAAACTATGCACATTGCTGTAAAACTAGAGTTGGACAAAAGTTCAGCTTTAGAATTACCTGCCTTTGAGCCAGAAGAAATAGATCTTTGGTTGAATAATGCTATACGTAAGTTTGTGAAGACTAGGTATAGTGGTATGAATTCTAAAGGTCAGTCATTTGAACAATCTCAAAAGAGGACAGATGATTTAAGGACATTGTATAAGCAGGTAACAATATTACCTGAATCTTACGATAGTAGTCATATGGCAAATAGTTACATATTCAAATTACCAGTTGAAGACAGTGGTGAAGGAGGTGAGGATTATTGGTTAACTATTATGGAACAAGTCAGTCATTCAGCGATTTCCGGTTTATCTGGAATAACAGAATGTACTCTAGACGAGTATCCACAAAAAGTAGCAGATCCTTTTTCTGAACATCATTTACATTATGGTGATGCTAAACCTCTTAGGATATATGGTGTGACTAATGGTAGTGATGAAGTATGGTTAGCCTCAGATGGCAATTATACTATAAACGAATATCATTTAGCATATTTAAGAAAACCAGCAACTGTAGATAATATACCAGCAGGTACTACAGATTGTGATTTACCAGAACATACTCACGACGAGATCGTGAAGTTAGCAGTGTCTATGATGCTTGAAAATATAGAACAACCAAGATATCAGACTTATCAAAATGAATTAAATACAATAGAATAATAATAATTAAAACAATTAATTATGATTGATAGAACAAATAAGATATTAATCGGTAAGGATATTGGCCGGGACCCACAGGTGATTGCAGGAGCAAGCATTGTGACAATCTCTGCTAGTACAGGTCTTGCTGATGGTGAAATCGTAGTTCTTGATAAGAATAAAAATGTATTAGCAGCCGGTGCTACAATTACCGATACTGATATTATTTTTATTGTTCAAGCAGTAAGTAAAACTTTCGATTATACACCTGAATCAGGAGGTGCCGTAACTGGCGCTAGGAAACAGTTAGTTTCTGATCCGATTAAAGGAGCTAATGTACGTAAGTATATTGGCAAAGCTTATGTCGCGAAGGCTGAGCAAACAGCAGCTGTAACTCTAACAGGGTTAACTTCAGTTGCAGGTACAGAGTATATAGTAAGAGTTATATACAAGGATATAAAAGAACATCCTGGACAATTTACTCAAACTTACAGATTTATTGCAACTGCTGCTAACGTAGTAAGTGTTGCTACTTTCTGTGATGCCATTGTAGCTAAAGTCAACGCCCATCCTGGTCGTAGAGTACAAGCTACAGATGACACAACTGGAGTAACTTTAACAGGTAGGGAAATACCAGAATCTTGCACATCTTTAGATGATATAGATGAGTTTGACATGGTTGATTTCGATGTTAAATACTTGTATGTAGATAGTAGCGGAAACTGGCAAACTATGGTAAGTACTTCCACTACAGTTACTTATACAGGAGCTATTACAGGTGGCGGAAACTGGGAACAGATTCGTGACATCGAGAAAGCTGCTAAGGGATACTTAGGAAACACTAATAAAACTCATTTCCCAGTACTTACTAAAGAATGGGAAACTGTGGTAGATGAGACTTATGACATGGTTATTATAGAACACGATCAACCATATCGTGCTCCTAACTACCAAGGCTATGAAACAGCTCCTATTACAACTATACTTGCACTTCCAGACGGTGCTTCACAAACGAGTGCTATTCTGAGTCAATTGAACCCATGGATGGCTTCATGCCCTGGAACTTTCACTGGAATTACATTTTAAAAATAGGAGACTTTAAATTATGGCTAACGAGAATATAATTAAAAGAACGGCGTTTGTACACTTAGTACATCCCGGACATGCAAGTGCCACTGTGGCAGTATCAAATACGGGAGTTTATATCCCT